TAGGAGGACCTACACTAGCCGATACAAGGGCCAAATACGGTTTTGATAGTAAAGTATTAGGACAAAGTTCTAAAGTCTGGCATAGAGATGCATTGATCAAGGATTTGTCAGGTGTAGTTACATTAACAAATGATGAAAGCCAAGAAGTAATGGGTGCTATTAGAGAGGCAGATGCATATTTAAAATCTATAGACTCAGAAACATTTAATTGGTTAGAGAAAGGAAATGATGTAATAGGGAAAGACTTTCTACAACAACTCAAGGCACATGTAAATAATAATATTCGAGCAGGTGCATTTGATGAACCTACTAAGTTTGCACAAGGATTTGTACAAAAATATATTACATTTATGCAAAAGAAAATAGAAGGATATAAAACACAGGCTAAGCAAGACGAAATGAATGACAAGTTAGTACAAGGTGTTAAATTTATAAAAGAACATGTATCCAGTATTGTTGCAGTTTACGATTTGTACTTAAAAATTATTCATTCAAAAGTTTTAATTGTTAAAAAATTAGAAACAATTAGGCAGTTACCTACTTTTAAGGAAACTGAAAACGGATATGAAGTAACAGGCGAAGAAGGATTTGTTGCTGTAGACAGAATGGGAAATGCATTAAAATTAGTGGACAGATTAGAGTTTAGCAGACTAAACTTTGGAACTGGAGCACCAGGCAAATGAAAAACCCAGATAAAATGACCGGCGACCAAATGTTAAATTGGTTAAATTCTCTTCATAAATGGGACGGTGGTATACGCAATCCTGAGTTTAAAAATGATGTAAGAAAAAATAATTGGGCACTAATAAACAAATTTCCTTTAGCAAATTTACAAAATACTACAGGTTATGTACCTGATGAAGAAGATACTGATGATCCTTACAATAGGGTTATAGATCCTGATATGGATCATGCTATGCAAACAGATTTATCACAGCCTATAGTTGTTTCATCAGACAGAACAACTGTATTAGACGGTAATCACAGGGTAGCAAAAGCAAGGGAAATGGGTAAAACACATTTACCAGCATACTTTCCAATGATAAAAGAAAACAAGTCAGACGATGGGGACGAGGGTAATTGGGAATACTTTATGCAACAATTAAAGGCAAGTGGCTGGCCACAAAACGGTACTCCTAATGCTGATGTTGACGGCAAATTAGTTGATTTGTTAAATGATCCTAAGGCAGGCAAAGAGCACAAAGAACAAATTAGGAAATACTTTAACTTTTTAGGAGGATTTGATACAGCAATACCAGGTGATGTAATTGATCAAGAACAACTTGGTAAAGTCACAGTATTAAAAATCATAGGCAAAGATATGTACAATATGCCAGCAGAATACTTGGTGAAAACTCAGAAAGGTTCACAATTACCTATAACATTTGATGAACTTGTACTTGGTAATGAGTACGGTAGTGAAACTGAAATTGGCGGTAGTAAATTGATGAATTCATTAGATTTAAAATTAGTGAATCAAGAAATATCAGAAGCAAGGCTTTACAGAACAACTAGAAATTTTAATGCTCTTACAGGTGAAGATGTAACAAAACTATTTTATCTAACATCTTTAAGTACTTATATGATGTTAAATGATGATAAGCAATATGAATATGCTAAAGAATATATCAAGCAAACAGTACAATATGGACCGTATACATTGTTTAGAAGCCATGCTACAGACTTATATTTACTAGGTTATCTCATAAAAAATCCTGATACAAAAAGTATAAATTTAAAAAATCCAATATCTAGTAAACAATATTTAAATAAAATTAATTTTGATGCTAGAAAACATTACAGTTTTTACATGAGACTTCAAAATTCTACAGTAAAAGGGACTGAGTTTAATTCGTATTTTTTAAGATTAGAAAGCCAATTGAAAATAAAAGACCAAAAGTATAGACAATGGAGAAGATTAATTGCAGATTGGGCTAACTTAAAATACTCTTCTAGACAATTAGTTGTAACAAGATTATTACAGGAATATCGTAGACTAGGAAGAGGTAGTGAAATGGTAAGTCCTTTGAGTACTATGGCAAAATACAAAGCATACAGTCCATCTAAATACCAAGAGCCTAAAACCAGCCTAGCGAAAAGAGCCGCAGGTACAGTTGCAGGTGCGGCCGCAGGTAGATATGTTGGTAAGAAGATTGCTAAAAAATTAGGCAAAGATATAGATAAATATAAGAAGTACGGCACAGGTATAGGTGCTGTAGCAGGTTATTGGGCAAGTGGAAGAAAGAAAATATAAAATTAAAGTAAGAGAACCACAAAATCCCACTGAAGGAGAGTTTACACTTTGTAATAAAGGAGAACTTGCAGTTTTTAGAAAAGGTAAATGGTATAGACCAAATGAAAATAAATGAAGTAATTACTAAAGAGGCATGGATTAATTTGCCTCCTGAAGAAGCTCAGAAACAAAAGCAAATGGCTGATATGGAATTCAGAGCTCTTAAAGGTATCGATTCACCTGACTCTCAAAAACTTGCAGATGCCTTTAGAAATGCTTTTGCTAGAACAGGTACTGTGGATTCAGCATACGAATTAGCCAGAAGTTTAGTGGCAAAGATGAATGTAGAGCCTACAGCCGTACGTGATTTTGAGGTTCAAGCAAAAAGATTCTCATCAGCAATTAAAGGCGGTGTTTCTACTGGCAGGAGATCACAAACACAAACTATTTTTAATCCAGGGAAATCAGATAAACCTGCAGGTGGAAGAGGATGGAGCGATCAAACACACGGACATTTGCGTAAAGATAATAAATTTAAGACCGGTGCAAAAGCAGTAGGTGATTGGATCAAAGACTATATGCCTTATGGAAAAGAAATTAGTAAGGTTGCGTCTGCAGGAGCCGATGTGGCAAAAAAAGCAGTAACTCCAATATCAAAGACTGCAAAGGCAACAAGTCAAGGTTATAAATTTTTAAGTGATCCTGATGCATACAGTCAATTTAGACAAACTAGAAGAAAATCCTTTACAAACCGATAATTTTAAGAACAAAAAAATTCTCTTTTCTGATAAATAAAAGTAATAGAGCAAAAAGCTCATAAAATAATTTAGGAGAATAAAATGGCACAAGCAAACCCAAACGCGGCAGTAAGAGCGGCAAACGGATTCGTAGGACAAACTCACATTCTTTCAGTAACAGACGTATCAACAGTTTCAGTTGAAGCGGCATGTTTAGAAGCACAGAATGAAGGTTTTGTTGTTGTTGCAATTGAAGACGATGTATCAAATGACGGATGTCATATTGCATTACAAGGTGCTCAAGCAACACCTTCTATCACAGGTACTTCATTAGTTGTAACTTTTGGTTAATCCGTAATTAACAATAAAAAGGGCATTTTACATGCCCTTTTTTTATGGAAAAATGATAAATAATTGTAACGGCGACATAGATCGCTAAAAAAATTAGGAGAATAAAATGGCACAATCAGATAGAAGAGCGGCGGCGGCTGGTGAGTTTATCGGTAAAGACGTATTTTTAAAGAGTTTCCAACAACAATCAGGAAACATTAGTGCGGCACAACTTACAGCATTAGTTAGCTCAGTACAAAACTTAAACCTTTCAGTACTTAAAGTTGGTGATTTCACAGCAGACAGTCAAACAACTGTAAACTTTATACTAGAAGGTGCAGACAACTTAGCAAACGGTGACCTAGCAGGACACGTTATCGCAGACGTCTCATTCTAAGTTAAACAACTTAATAAAAAATCCTCACTAGTTGGGGATTTTTTTTGATCTGGAAATCTGAAATCCTGATAAATAGTACAAAGACGGAGACACACATGAGTATATCAAGATCAGGAGCAATGGGTAGTTCGGAAGTAGTATCCGGAAATATTGAGTTTTACACATTGTTCACAACTATAGATATCACTAGAACAGGTGACTATACAGACAATACACAGAAAGATTTTGAAAGTGTTGTACAGGTGATAGGATTAAGGGCACAACCAGTTGTAATGAATAATCCAGTTGCACTTAATGGAGCCGGTGCTAATGTTTTAGAAAATTATGGAGCACCAACACTTACAGGAGCAGGTTGGATTTTTAAATTTGCTTTTGAAAGAGAAGGTGTGCATTCTATACAAACACTAAAAGATGAATTAGATGGAATTGTACTGAACGGAGGAACTATAGATACTAAAAGTTCAGTTAATATGGAATTTACTAAACAAGATTTATTATAAGAGAAAAAATGCCTAAAAAGAACAAACCGGAACTTACACCAAAACCTTATGTTGAGAGCGGTAACATAGAGGCACATATTATTGCAGATATGCTTAGAATAGAAAGTATTACTGCAGAACTAAGAGAATTCAAGGAAACAACTAAAAGCAGGCTAGACAAATTAGAAAGTTGGATTATTGCTATTGTTGGACTAACTGTTACAACATTAATTTCTACAGTTGTAGGATTAGTATTAAAAGTGTTATGAGATTAGACGAATTTACAGAAGATCCTATATACGAAGCCAGGATGGTATGGCGTAAGGTAGGCAATAAGATTAAACGTGCTGTCAGATGTACTGCTGGTAGGCGTAAGGGAAGAGTCGTTTCTAATCCTAGTCAGTGTAATGCACCTATAGATTATAAAAAAAGAATACAGTTAAAAAGGACAAAATCACGTTTAGGTGCCAGAATGGCAAAGAAAGCAAGAAGAACAAAAAGATTTAATTCGCTGAGTAAAAGAGTCGCTAAATTGAATAGGCGTTAAAATGAAGTTTACAGATGTTAAAACATTAGAACATTTTTTAAAGGAATATTCTTATAATAGTTCAGGAAAACCTACACCCTCTGGCCAACAATCTATAGGTCAAAATGCAAAAGCAGACGATAAAGATTCTATTACTCCACAAATTCAACCTATACCTATAAAAAATATAAAAAAAGATACTGCGGTAGTTGATAAGAAGGGCAACGAATTAGGTACAGTAGTATCTACTGTAGGAAATTTACCAGCAAAAGATAGTGTAGTAGTACAAGATAAAAATAAAAAATTACAAGTTTTAGACAAAGACACCCAAGTAGATGTTGCCAGCATGGAAGAATCTAAATTGTCTAAATTAGCAAAACGTAAAAATAAAAAACTTCAAATTAAAAAAATAGGAAGTAAACTTAAAAAATTATCAAGAAAAAGATTAAAAGAAGCAGACCCAAAACTTTTTGAAATAAACTTTAATAGAAAAGAAGTAGCAACAGAAGCCTTAGATATGCCAGTAAAATGTGGCTTTGAAGCAGAAACATTCTTTTATAGTGTAAACGATAGTCGAACAAACGTAGATGATATGTCTATAGGTGATATAGAATACGAATTCGGTGATCTACCTGATCAAGCATATCAAGACTATCAAGATTGGCTATATGATAAAGGGCAATCAGAATATTTAGACGACTTAGTATCTGAAAAAATAGATGAAGTTAGAGAAGATGAAGAATGGTTAAATGATTTCATAGACAGCAGTAGTGGCCCAAGTTCAGAAGCAATCGAAATATACAAAAAAGATTTTGAAGAAGCAGACCCACAAGAATACGAAAACCGTGAGGAAGATGGTTGGGAATACATGAACTGGGTCAGAGAATATGTAGAAGAAGAATACGAAGAAGAGTATATGGCTTGGTTAGACTCAGCAGTTCGTGAAGAATACGATTTAGATGATGAAGCAACTGAAAATGCTAGAAGTGATTACAGTATGGAAGACTGGGTATACGACCTTTACAGTTACATGAGCAGTTTCCTCGATGACTACGGATATGATTACAGTACAGAAGGATCAGTAGACGGTGTTGCAGATGAATTGTATAGATGGATACAGGATAATAGTGTATTTGATTCTTTTCCGGAGACAGGAGATTACGGAGATACTTATACTACAACCGGATGGGCAGTAGAAAAGGATAGCAGTATTGATCCAGATGAAGGCGCGGCGGCAGAATTAATTTCACCAGTGTATAGTTCTCCTAGAAAAATGCTAGAAGAAATGAGAACTTTATTTAAATGGAGCGAAGATAATTTTGGTACTAACAATACTACTGGCCTACATGTTACAATGAGTTGGAACGGTGAGCCTGATGCACCTGTAAATGATGATGGTGAAAAAGACAGCCAAGAGCCAAACAAACTAAAAATGGCATTATTATTAGGTGATGAATATCTACTAGCACAATGGAGTAGGCTAAGAAATACTTACACAAAAAGCCAATATCAAAATGTGTTAAGATATGCAGAAGGAATGAAACGCGGTGATAAAGAAAGTTTTAAGAATTTTGAAAAAGAATTATCTAAAGGCATTAGCAGAGAAAAATTCAGTAGTATACATTTTAAAAATCAAAGAGACGAAGATACCAACAGTGAACTTATAGAATTTAGAATTATGGGTGGTGCTGATTATAACACAATGTATGAAAAAGTTGTTAAAACAGTTGTAAGATATGCAACCATAATGCAGGCAGGTTATGACGAAGATGCTTACAGGAAAGATTATGTAAATGCTGTATTTAGATTATTGCGTAAGAGTCAGGAAATAGATCCTAAAAAGTTAAAAGATTTAGAATCACTTAATCATCCAGTTATAGATGCGGCCAAAGAAATTGTAGGTAAAAAAGATTACTTTGACGTTGTAAGAATGTTAAATAATTCTGTAAGTAGTTACAATGAGTATCAACAATTAACAGAGCCTGATGCTGATAAAGAATGGAAACAGGAAGTAGCAGATTTTGAAAAAGGCACCGGTGAAAAATTAAGTATTGTAGAAGTTGAGGAAGGTGAACCAATCAGAGGTTATATAGAACCTAACAGACTATCACCAAGCAAAAGAGCACCAGCAATATTACAAAAGGCACAAGAATCTTTTGCTAGGGCAATTACAGTACTTGCTAGAGATATTGCTGATGGTAAGGCTAGAAGCAAGCCAAATGCAAAAAGTATAAGAATATTTAGAGAATATGCTTCTGAACTTAAATTAGATAATAAAAAAATACAAGATTTAATTATACAAAGTATAGATAATCTTAATTTTAATGGCACCGATAAAGACAATATTTTAAGACTGGAAAAAGGTATATCGTCTTTATTTAAACAAGACATAATTCAAAAACCTGAATTCATAACCCCTCAACAAATAGATGTAATTTTAAAAAAATCTTGGCAATTCGCAATGTCAGATGACAGAAAAGATAACAAAAAAGTAGATCAATTTATAAAATTATTACAAAAAGTATCACCTTATTTGGATTATGATCAAATCGCAGGAAGTTTAGAATCAGTACTGAAAGCCAGACAGGAAAATGAATTTGCTAGATACATGAAATCTGGTTCCTATGGAGATGCTGGGATACTTAAAACAGGAAAAGTTACTACTCCAGGTGCTCCAGAAGAACTTTTAAAATTTTTAGAACCATATAGTGGTTACAAACATCCAACAAGTCCAGAGCATCATGTAAATATAAGAAGTGACGATCGTTACTCACAAGTATTTCAAATGAGATTGATGCAGAGATTGAGAGATAGATTAGAACACTTGAGAGAATTGGAAACAGATGATCCTGAAAAAGCAAATAAACTCAAAGAAAAATTATGCGACATTGGAATGGATTTACTGGAAGGTTTAAAGCCTCAACCAGATCTTTGGGACGAAGAAAAAAGTGGTTATAGAAGAGGAAATGACAGTCCAAAACATTTGGCCACACATGATACCTTAGAACGTTGGAACGATGCCGCAGATAAACTTGCACGAATGAAAGGCGAAATTGGCGAAGATGACTGGACATACAATTTCAGTAGTGCATACGACGATTATGTTCTAGGTTCTATACACATAGATAGATACTTTAGTTGGAAAGAAACCGAAGGACCAGAACAAGACTATGTGTTGAAAGAATTACATAAAGAAAGATTCGCGGCAATTAAAAAGTTTTATACACAATTTGATAAAATATTCCAAGGGGAAGGTTTTATAAATTTAAAGGCTGAGATACAAGCCAAGAACACATTGGATAGACGAAATAAAGATTTTGAAAAGAATGTAAGAGACAAAGCAAGAGCAACATTTAATATTCCTAGTCACAGTTATGTGTATATGGAAAGAGAATTTTTTGATACAATTACAGACGAAAATTATAGCGATAGAGCCGCATATTTAGATGCTCATCTTGAGCATTTTAATGAAAAAGTAAATAATGGTGAAAAAGTATATGTTATACCGGCGGCTCATATGTCACAGGCTGATGATGCATATGATGGATTAGACTTAATATCAACTTTAGAACAAGAAAATAACTTTTATACTAGTTGGCGAAAAACAGGTTATAGAAAAATACTACAGAAATTTTTTAGAGTATATAATATAACATATAATGATTTAACAAGTTATAATGGCAAAAAATTCTTTCAGGTTGGTGGCGATGAGTATCAAAAGTTAGCAGAGCTAGGTATAGATATCACTAGAAAAGGTGATAGCAGAACAGGAATGCCTGGCCAGTCAGATCTAATAGATCCTGAAGAATTAGAAAATCCTATAAGCGGCGAGCCTATCAATAGAGGTAGTGCCAGTTACTGGATGTCAGATGATGACGAAGCCAAAGAGGAAATGAGATTTAAAGCCTTTGATTGGAGTATATATCCAGAACCAGTAAAAGGTTTAGTTGCTAAAGAATTAAAAGGTATGAAAGATGACCAGGGATTTTACAGTTTAAAACTTGCTATAAAAGATGTCATAGATAGAATACAAAAAGGTGACACAGGTATCAGTTTAAATAGTGTGGATAATGCTGAAGGACTTATAATGGCGGCTGATGTAGATGGTTACAGAAAAGATCATTCAGCCAAAATTGGTGCTGAAACTAATTGGAGTAATTTAGCAGATTATTTAAAAATAGAACGAGGAGTAAATGATCAGGGTGTAGATCTCTTAAAACAAACATACTATATGTATGATAATAATTCTAGTGGTGATTTTGCCGCAACGGGTGTTTCTCTGGAAAGATGGGTAGATGCGGTACAAAAGTCATACAAATATATTACCACAAATTATACAGTAAGTGGCGGCAACTATTTTAGAGGCGAAGATTATATTGGTGCTAGACACGGTGGTCCTGATAATGCAGATAAAACAATAACAACACCACCTGAAAAGGAATTTAATTCAGATTACGATAAGGCCAGACAGGATTTTCCTATGTTTGATAAAATGATGCAAAACGGTATGCAGAATTATTTAGCAAGAGGTCATGTAAATGATCTGGTAGGATTTTTAAATAATATAGATAATGACCATAATTTTAAAGCAACGGTATTGAACACACTTTTGAATGCACCAGAAAGTGGTATGGGTGCTTTTGATGATTTTCAATCTGCTTTAGCATCGGCAAGGATGAATATGTCTAGACAAAATGCATCTACAGAAAGTAAGATAAATAGTGATATGCCTAGTATTTTTGAAAAGTTTGAAAACCTATCTTTAGAAAAACAGTTAGAAGTTTTGTCTAAAATCGAATCTAAAAAGATAGATGAAGCATATAAAAAGGCAACGCAAGTAAAAGCAAAAGAGAAAAAACCTAAGAAACGTAAACCTAGTAAAGGACACCAAAGCCCACATCCTTATAAAGGCAGATTAGTTGGTGAGAGTGTGCCAGATAACACAAAAATCCGAATGTTAAATCATTTACTTTCTGATAAAATGCCTGCAAACGATATTAAAAAGCAAATGGATGCCTTTTTTGCTTTACCAGACCCTAAAATGATAAAAGCCTTTAGAGATAGACGTGCTACGGGCGGAGATGATGCATGTTTGAGGCCTATATTAAGAAGTTTTATAAAAAGACAAATGGCTGATACACAGCAAAAATTTATAAATTTAAATGAATCTAAATTAAACGAATACAGATTTGATAATATAGATTCTGAAAGTCCTGACCCAGAAAGATTTTTAATAGTAGATAGTCAAGGAAACGTGATCAAAATAGGTGCAAATATAGGTAGTGCTAAAATTATAGGCATAGTTCCGCCTAGCGGAGATAATTTAGGCTCTATTATAACTACTAAAGGTAAATTACCTATACCTAACAAATTAGGACTTAAAATTATAGATAAGAAATTTAAACAACAAGAACTTCCTTTGCCTAACCCAGAACCTACACAATTAGAGTTGCCTGGTATGAATAAAAAGAAGGAAGAGTCTTTGAAGGAATACGAAGACTTAGAAGCCGAAAAAACTAAGATTCAGGACATTGTTAGTAAGTTAGACATTGAAAACGAAAAAGACAGAGAACTTATAGATCAAATCTGGAGAATACTAAATGCAGATCATATTCAAACTGTAATCGGTAAATTAGTTGTAAAGCCTATTGCTGATGAAACAGCAATGAATAAAGAAGCGGCAACTAAAGTTTTAACACAGGTAATTTATCAAATAGAAAGCAGTTACGATAAAATTAAAGAGTTTTTAGATGATTTAGAAAAAACAGGTTCTGCGTATGATGTAGATGCATTGAAGCAACCTATAAATGCTTTATCAAATGTATTTAAATCAGATGTAGGATATACTGTATTTAAAACATTATTACCTTATGGAGTAGGCTCTAATAAGAAAGGCCCGGGCGAATTTGCTCTTGCTATGTTAAGTGATAGAGTACAATTGAGCGATACTACAGGAGACATTGTAGTAGACGGTGAATTAGTTGAAGTAAAAGCAAGTAAAAGTGAAACAAGTTCAGGCGGCGGTAGATTAGGTATGGGCGGCATGCCACAGTTACAAGCAAGAGATATATTGCTAAGATACAAAGATGTTATACCGTCAGTTGCTTCACACTTAGATGATGAAGGCAATAAAACATTGGGTATAAGTAACTTTGTAAAATATTTAAATCAAGATCTTCCAGTAGGAGATAAGCGAAGATACGATATTACTAAAGAGTTTTATAAGGATCTTTTTATACCAGCATCAGTTGAAAAAATTGCAAAAGCATTCCAAAATTCAGACAGTGATAGAGAGATTGCACTACAATATGCAGGTGCTAATTACGTTGACTATTTAACAAAAGGACAATTTGAAGCATTATTGGCAATAGATATGTACACAGGTAAAACAGCATACATATCAAATGAAGAAGAATTTATGGAGTTCCAGAAGGGAGATCATTCAGGTGCTATGGGTATTAGTGTGGTGCCTTCAAATTCAGGTCCAACAGAATCATTTGTCCAGATGACATTTATAAAGAAGGGAAAAATATGAAAATAAATGATATAAAAGAAAATTTTGCCCTACCTGATATAAAATATAACAGATATGGTATGCCTGATTATACGCCTTATTTAAAACTAATTTCAAAGGCTTTAGAAGCAAAGTTAGGAAGAGTTCAAATTCAAAAACATCTAGAAAAGACATTACGAATAAACGCAAGGTCAGCCAGAGAACTTATTAAAAAATGGGAAACAATTAATAAGCAAGTAATACCTATGAAACTTAATGCCGAAGCCGGTGGCGGTGGTGGTGCTGGTGGCGGTGGTGCTGGTGGCGGTGGTGCTGGTGGCGGTGGAGCCGCAGGTGGCACTGGCGGAGCAACAGGCGGAACAAGTTCAGGTGGAGACGGAGGGTCTGCAGATGGTGGTAGCACCGGAGATAGTGGTACTACATCCTCCGATTCCACTCCTAGTGATGCACCTAGTATGGATGCTCCTAGGGGATATGCTTTTTTAGGTAGTATGATGCCTACAAAGAAGAAAAAGAAAAAGAAGAAAAAGAAATCTAAAATAAAATTTGGTGGTAGCATATACGAAAATGTTGAGCAGATGAAAGATAGACTTTCCGAATTAGAAATTGCCTTACAACGAGCAAAAGAAATCAATAAAAATATTAAACGTGATGACACACATATTAATATAATTTCTAAATTAAGTGTAATAGCAGAAGAAGTAGGTTTAGAATTAGATGGTTATCAAGAGACTCAAGTTTTACGACTACATAATAAATTAGAAAGTGCATGTTATGAATTAGAAGAAGTATTCAAGGATGCTATAAGAGATATCAAAAACCAAATAGACGAATTAGAATACGATGAAAATATTTGATGCTATACAACAGGTAGTTCCTTGCCCAAAAACAAAATCTAAAGGTTGCCAATGTGATAGAGTTGAAACTATCAAAGAAGCAGAAGAAGTTGTTAAAGCAATAGCACAATTAGAACATACTGTAGACGATGTACAAGGTTTTGTAAAGTTCAAACAAAAACCCGGCCAACCCACAATAATAAAAGGCATAGTAAAAGGACTAACTCCAGGTAAACATGGGTTTCATATTCATGAGTTCGGAGATCTTAGTGATGGTTGTGCAAGTGCAGGTGGTCATTATAATCCAGACGGTGTAGATCACGGTAGTTTGGATAAAGGTCATGTGGGAGATTTAGGAAATGTTGTAGCAGATCAATCTGGTACTGCAAGATTTCAAATAAAAGCAGAACGTGTAGTATTATCTGATATAGTGGGTAGAGCAATAGTAATACATGCTGACGAAGATGATTTAGGCAGAGGCGGTGATGAAGAAAGTTTAAAAACAGGTAATGCTGGTGACAGAGTTGGTTGTGGTGTAATACGTTTAAGAGAAGTTGTAGAGGAAGAATATCAAAGAAGTGTTAGTGATAAACATTTTGATAGAAACCAATTACCACAGATAAGAAGAAACCACATTGAAAAATCACAATTTGATCACAAAGAAGGTAAAATAAGTATAGATAAAATAAAGCCTGTTCAAACTCAACGTGTAAAAGGATTGAGTAAGAAAGCAGAAGATGTATTTTTAAATAATGCCGATAGGCCTTTTATAATTGACAGAAAAGGATATTTAATAAACGGACATCATAGATATGATGCGGCTCATATGTTAGGAATTAAACGTGTCCCTGCAATAATGATAGATGCAGACATAGAAGATGTGATGAAACATTTTTCTCATACAAGTAGTAATGTTGAAGTAATGGACGAAAATTATTTTAAAAAATTACTACAAGAAAAAATGGATAATGTTATATATAAGAACTTTAGACGTGATCAATCAATTGAAAAACAAATAAATCCAAAAGAGCCACAAGAAGCCTGGGACGCCTATACCGGAGATTATCTTCCATATTATTTTAGCAATGGTATGAAACTAAACTTAATGGACGAAGATTACGATCCTAATTATGATGTTTGGGTATTTACTGATTTGAATGGTAATGAAACAAAAGGCGAAAAAGCAAAAGATCTTTACAACTTGTTGCAAGATATGACGCAGATACCTATAGAAGAAGCAACAAGTTCTCCAGGCAGAGTAAAACGTGCAGGTGCAAGTTGCAAAGGTTCTGCAACGGAACTTCGCAAGAAGGCTAAAAAGTATAGCGGTGAAAAAGGAAAGATGTATCACTGGTGTGCCAACATGAAGAGTGGTCGTAAAAAATCTTAAATAAATAGTCGTATGTCCGACGAAAGTAAAATTTATATTGATGATGCTTTAGAATATACAGGGCAAGACTGGATTGATAAAGTACTATTGCATCAAGTAGGTAAGTTAGAGGGAACTGAAGAACACCCAGACGATACCTTACAAAAAATATTTCAAACTATAACAATGAGTCATTTACAAAATGTAGGCTCTATAGAACCCATAAAATTATCACAATATTCTGATTATTCTACACAATACAAATGGTATCCCTCAGATACTGAAGAACAGTTTAATATGCATTGGCAAGATCCTAATACTAGAGGAATACTGTACAAATATAATTGGGCAGATAAAAATGGTAAGCCGACACCAGTACATTACGATATAAATGACTTTGGATTTAGATGTAAAAACTTTAGTGACAAAGATGGTATATTATTTTTAGGATGTAGTTTAACGTTTGGTGTAGGTGTAAGAAGAGAAGATACATGGACACAAATAGTTGCTGATCATTTTGGTTTAGAGAATTGGAACTTAGGTATGCCAGGAAGAGGGTTAGATATAATAGCATTATATTTAAGATTGTTTATAAATAATTTAATTCCTAATATTAAAGCAATTTGTATTTACATGCCTCCTACTGGAAGAAAAAGTATTTTTTTAGAAACAAAACTTAAAGGACCAGAAGCACAAAATACAGCACCGTTAGAAATTGCACATCTAAATGGCATGGATTGGAAAAACGATGATTTTTGGGACAAACCCTTGCCAAGGCCTTTGTACAAAGATTTTATAGAAAATATTGTCTCAGAAAAAGATATTTTTTTAAACTGGATGTGGAAAAGAGAAAACACATTTTATAATGAATTGGCCTCAGTTGCTATAATTAAAACAATAGCAGACGAAAGGGAAGTTCCGTTAGTTATTTTAAATTCTTTTGATAATATTTTTCAAGATCATAAAGATTTAGGTAGAGATTTATTACATCCTGGACCTAATAATCATAAGGCTCTCGCAGACAAGTTTATTTTAAATTTAAATTTGGATAAATAGTAGTATGCTTATTAAAGATATTATTAATGAAACTTCATCAGGTGCTATAGCAACAGTGGCAACACCTATGGGTAAAATGATAAAGCGGCCTAATCCTAGTGTTTTTTCTAAAACTAAAGTAAAGAAAAAGAAAAAGAATAAGAAAAAACAAAAACGTGTCAAAGTATAAAGCAAATCTCCTCACTCTAGATAAATTTTATAGTGCTATTTCTAATAGTCATAATGTATGGGAATCAACTATAAATTCTGATTATACTCATTACAAATTTATTTCTCCTGATGATTACGACACTTTTGAATACAATGTTGAGACCAATATTAAATCTTTACAAGATAGTAATTGGGTAGATCAAAATAAAAATATTATAGATATAGATTATAAAATTAACAAGCAAGGGTTTAGATGTAATCACTTTAGTGATGAAGAAGGTATATTATTTTTAGGATGTAGTTATACCTTTGGAGTAGGTTTACATGAACACCAAACATGGGCATATAAAGTTGCAGACTATTTTAAAACAAATTGTTGGAACTTAGGAATCCCTGGACACGGATTTGATATTCATTCTTATTTTGTAAATTGTTATTTAAAGGATGAATTGCCTAATATCAAAGCAGTATGTATGTTACAGAATCCCCCGGATAGAATAAGTTTGCTTCAGGACATAGGTGATGAAATAGTACTACAGGATTATTTTACAATATTACAAGCAAATGAAGATAAGGCCCATACAATTATGTATAAAGATTTTTTACAGTCTTTAGAAATGACTTATGAAATGCATAATTTAAAAAATAGAAAAAGTATAGAAAATTATTGTAAATTACATGGTATACCTTTTGTTTATATGCAGATAAAATCTGCATTAAAGGATTTTTCTATGAAGCCGTCTGTTGCAAGAGATTGTCAACATCATGGAGAGACAGAAAACACTCATATAGCAAACAAAGTGATAGAAAAACTAGATAAATACTAATATGAGAGCAGTAAAAGGTAAAAATAATTTTTTAAGTTTAATTAATAATCCAGAAACAGCATTATTCAATAAATGTGACATGGAAAAGTTTCTAGACGTAAATACATTAAACGAAAGAGAGTTACATCTTGCAGAAGAACTATATAAAAGAGATGTATTTAATAAAGTTAGAAAAGGTAATAAAGTTGGTTACAAAACATACAATCAAAAACAAAAAATTTAATAAGCCAAATCTTGCTAGAAAACTTGATAACATGGCAAAAAATATTGCTAAAAAAGGTGTTTATATTGTAGCAAAAACCGAACCTGGATACAATATTGTTAATTACATTACCAAAGAGGTTTTACTTGAAAATATACCTTTTAGTAAAGTTGCAAACAATTTAAATCGAGAATTAAACAAATCTAAAGATAAACCTGCTATGGGGAATTATCAATCTCACATAGATAGATATTATAAGCATTTTAACGACATACAGTTTTACAAACATACAATACGAACTAGTAAAGATATTACCAAAGTATTTTCAGCAGGTTGTAGAATGCAAGATTCTATACAAATGATGAATCAAGCCAGAGAGTACATACGAAGTTTTTAAAAAAAATCTACATATATGATAAATAAGACTATATAACAAATATAGTTTAGGATATTATCATGCAAATAAAAGATTTTAATTTACAGGGTACAACGAAGATTTCAAAAATCAATGCTGTACTGAAAGAAGAATTTGGTATGAGCATTTCAGCAGGTTTCCCTCAAAAGGAAAAACTTGAGACCATTAAAGAAATGTCTGAAATGGCTATTATCAAATTAAAAGATACTTCAAAACACTTTCAATTAGAACCTGAGTACGCAAAGTTTTTGGGTGTGAAAGATGTTATTGATACAATGTTATCAGAAGGCCAATATGCTGATTCACCAGCATATAAAAAAATGAAAGAAGAACTTTATGCTAGTGTTGTCACTCTAATGGACAGTGGATGCACAAATGAAGAAGCAGTAGCACAAACAATGAACGAGTTCAGAAAGAACCCTAATTATTGTTATGATGATAGGCATATAGAACCCATTGTTATCAAGATGGTAAAAGAGTATATGGGCGAAGGTGAAGTTGGTACATTAGCAGGTGGTATTGCA